ATGCGGGCGCGTGACCCGGTTTTCGATGCCGCCTATCGCCGCATCAAGAAAGGCAAACGATGATTCTCGCTAGCGCGTTCTCCGATTTTCTAGGCAACATCTGGTTCGCCGGCCTCGCACTCGTCCTTGGCGTTGGCGCCGGCTGGGTGCTGCGCGGCAAGTACGGCAGCAAAATCTGACACCGACAAATCCCGCCATCTGGTGGGCAGGCCCGGCGCGTAGCTCCATGCGTGTCGGGCCTGTTGTCGTAATGGAAAGCCCCCGGCTTCCCGCATCATGCGTTCCACCGGGGGCGAGGATGAGACTGAGACGTTTGTTCAGCGTACCCGCAGGCTTGTGCCACGCTCCATCAGGGAGCAGCCGACGACCTCCTCGCCGGCCTCAAGCGCCTGGCGGATCGTGTCGGCGTCCGGCTCGCGCTTGACGCGCACGAACTTGCCGTCCCACAGGTCCATTGCGGTCGGGTCAATGGCGACGGGCTGCTTGCCGCCGTTGCGCTGGACGCTGATCTTGAACCGCTCGGTGTCGATCTTGAGGCGTCCGGTGCCCTCCATTGCGCCCTTGAGGCGTTCCTTGAGGCGCTCGGCCAGCGCCAAGTCGCAGCCGGCCAGTTCCCGCATGCGGCGGGCCTCGGCGGTACGGGCCTCGGCCCGGGCCTCCAGCTCCTTGATGACGAGGACGTAGTCCTCGGCCTTCTCGGTCAGGGCGGCGTCGAGCCCTTCAAGGACGGCGGCGAGTTCGGCCTGCACCTCCGGCGATTCCGGGGTGTCGAGCAGGCGTTCAACGATGGTGGCGAGGTCAGTCGAGATGGCGTACAGGCTCATATGTGATCCCCTTTCAGAACGGGAGTTCGGTGGTGGGAGCGGGTACGGTCACGTTGGGCTGCCGCCAGCGCATGATGGTGAGGGTGCCGTTGACACGGGAGAGCTCAAGCGTGCCCTCGCCGGCGTCCTTGGCGAGCGTCACGAACTCTGGAACGTCGGTCGTGATCCAAGCGGTGCCGTGCTCGCCGTCGATCTGGATGGCAACTGGCTTGCCCTTGCGCTCGGCCACGCGAAGGACGACGGCCTTGCCCTCCCAGTTGTCCGGATACTTGTCGGCGGGCGCTGACGGCCTAGCGGGCTCCTTGACGGCCTCGACGGTCTCGATGGGCCTCGGGGTGGGTGCGGCCTTGGCAGGGGCAGGGGCTGGCTTTGCGGGGCTGCTGGTGCGGTCCTGACGGTCTTGCTCACCGTCCTCGTCCTCCTCGCCGACGATGCCGGCGATTGCGGCGGCGCTGTACCGGCGCAGGTAGGTGCAGATCGACCCGAGGGTCTGGACGGTCGCACGCTCAGGGAACGGCATGCTGACCGTCTCGGCGATGAACTCGCCGCTGGTGTGCATGACGGTCGTCTCAACCGACACCATGCCGTTGTCGGTGTTGATCGACTGGACGAGCGTCAGCCCTTGCGCGGCGAACGGAACGCGGATCGCGTTCAGGATCGCGCCCAGGCTGGCGTAGCGGTTCCGGAAGTGCGGGTTGACGCTGTCAAGGTTGGGGTTCTTGATCTGGGTGTTGGCGAGCGCCAGAGAACTGGCGAGCGCCCCGATGGTTTGACTCGTACGCATGTGCATCCTCAATGTGTGTCGAACACCACGTTCGACGCGGGAACTGTATACAGCCCCTTATACGCTGTCAACGGGCTGCGTAAGAAATCGTGACGAAGGTTTCTGACGTGTTGCCGTAACGCTTATGTGCGTTCAGCCACACGACTTGCGAGTCATCGACCATCACGACCCCGGTCAGCCCGTCGAGCAGGGCGCGGCAAAGCTTGTCGATGTCAGGCGTGCCCGGGTGCAGCGGCGCGGTCTTGGTGAGTTCGCCGGCCTTGCGCCAGTGACTCTTGGGCCGCTCAAACACGAACTCAGCACTGATGGTGCAGGCGACCGCTGCCGGCGGACCCACCCAGGCACGCCCAGCCTCATACGCGACGGCGGCTCGCCACGGCTTCAGGCGCTTGCACTGGTCGAACATCACCGTCCGACCGTTCCGCAGGCGCACCAGGCGCTTGCTTCCCTGCGGTGCTGCCATGCCCGGCACGGTGAATTCGATCAGGCGGTCGTTCATAGATCAGGAGTTTCTGCTTGAGCTCGTTGCACCCTCGCATGAGCAGCGCCATCTCGTTGCGCAGGTAGATGATTTCATCGCGTGCCTCGGCCAAGATCGGACTGACGAACGGCTGGACATCAATGCGGTCGATGATGTCCTCGTCAGTCTCTGGCATCACGTGTCCCTGTGCATGTATCGCAGTGTGTCCTGATGCTTTGTCATCAGATCCTGTAGCGCGATGCGGGCACGCATGTGCGATGCACGCAGATCCTCGATGCGTTGCTCGAGCAGGCTTGCCTGTAGCGTCCGCAAAGCCAAAGCAGTACGGCACTCTCGCACCAACGTGACACCGTCCACGTCCGGCGCGTTGCCAGCGAGGTACGAATCAATCCGGCGCATCAGGTCGTCGTGCATCATCGTCCTCGATGATAGTCGTGCGCCAGATGGCAATTTGCATGGGTGCGCTGACGCGAACCTTGGTTGCCTTCGTGCTGCTCGGTCTGAACACGGCAACAACCTTGTCCTCGAGCGTCAGGATTGCGCTTTCCCCACCCTTCAGCGTCAGGACCACGGTGCCAAAGTCAGCCGGGATGCGTGTCTGCTTCAAGGTCATGTTGTGCCTCCTTGCACATGGTTATTTCGAAACAATTCCAGCCGCGCTGTTTGGCGTACTCGCGCTGGTCCTCGGTTGTGTCGGCTTCCAAAGCGCATACCTCGCGCCTTGCCTCGTCGCGCTGCCAGATTAGCTCTTCCAATGCGCGAAGCCACGCAGCCACCTCGCCGTCGGTCATGCAGGTCACGCCTTTGGTGATGGCGGCCTGAATTTCGTCGTGTGTCATGTGGTTCCTCAGAACGGGATGTCGGTGTCGGGCAGCGGACGGTGATTAGCCTGCTTGGCCGGCGCTGCTGGTGCATCCTCGCGCTCACGAGGCAGGCTGAACTTCAGCGACAGCATCTCGGTCCCCTTGCTTGTGGTCTTCGTCCAGGCGGCGATCTCCATGACCACTCCATTTACCATGCAGTTCCCGCGCCAATCGGGCTGGCGGTCGTGCTGCTTCCGGTTCTGGAACATCGCTCCGGTGTCAGGCTTTGGTTCGTAGCTCATCGCGCATCTCCATGATTCTGCGTTGCAGGATTTGATTGTGCTGCTCAAGGTCTTCGATACGAGTTACCGCAGCGGTAAGCAACTCGTCCATCCACGGGTCAATCCGATTGCGAGGGAAGTCAACGGCTGCCTTCCGCAGGCGTTCCTTCAGTTGTTTTTCAAGTGCTCCCATTCTGTGCCTCATACGCGGCGATACGCTCGCCGATCCATGCCATGGCGTTGCAAGCCATGCTGTTCCCGAGTGCCTTGTACCTCGGCCCGTCCGGGCATTGCTCGGGAGGCTTCCCACGGTACGGGATCATCGTCCACCCCCTTGGAAATCCCTGCAAAAACTCGCATTCGGTTGCCGTCAATCGGCGCACCGTCATTACTGCTGACGCTTGCCCCGCAGCAACAACGGGTCGCCGTGCTTCTTGAAACGCTGATAGTGCTTCTCGCAGAAACCCAATCCCTTCACCCGCGAGCCACAGATCGCGCACGAACCTTTCCGTCTGTGCGCCTGGACATGGCAGCTCCGACAAATACGCTCCAAGTTCTGTGGCGAGTTGTTGAGGTAGTTGCCATCCAAGTGATGGACATCCTTCGCCTTTGGCTTCCCGCACCGATTGCATGGCCCAGGCGGCACGATCTTCCTCGCGTGATATCGCGCAGTCGATGGGCCAACTACGGCTGAATGTCGCGCATCGAATGCCAGAGCCATGCAGACGCGACCGCAGTACTTCCTGCGGTTGAAGTGAGTCAAGTATTCCAAGTCCCCACGCGGCAAACGCTTCCTCTCCAATTTCCTTCCGCAATGACCGCAGTAACGCAACGGCGTTGGTTTCTTGTGTGCAGGCATTGGGTGCATCATACCCTTGCTGCTGCAAGGCTTCAACAGCCACCGCCGGCGGAGACGGGATGCCTAGTCCGCTATCAACCTTTACTGCGGGCGAAACCTCCGGCTGTTGGTTTACGCCGTGAGTGCCGCCTGTGCTGTAGAAGGCGTGCGCCACCGCGTGGCTGTGTCCCTTTGTCACGGTTAAAGACGGATCGTCAGACTTCCCAACCCCGAGTCCACCGGAGGAATGCCCTTCGGTCATGTTCTGCGTGTCAATCGGGAACGCCACCGCCTGCATGACGGTCGGCCCGGATGCGTTGACGCTGCTCCCGGGCGTCCCCATCGTGGCAGCGACGTCGCCCGTGATCGCGCCGTTGTAGCAGTCGGTGCCGATGGCGACCATCGGCGTATTCCGCCCGCTCGGATTGCTGTTCGTGTTCACTGTCCCGGCTACCGTGTTGCATCGCACTTCGCCAAGTTGATTTTGCTGAAACGCCACCGCATGCACGTCGTTCCCGCTCGGCTTGCACAGCGTCGGGCTGACGCTTCCGTCGCCGACATTCGCGTTGCCCTTGCAGGCTTGCATATCCACGGTGAACGCCACCGCAGCGTGCGCCGCATTGTCCCTCGCTAGCGTGTGGCACGGGTCGCCAGGTGCGCGGTTCTGTCGGTTGACCGGGGCGGTGATCTGGAACAGGTCGTATGGCACGGGCTGCGTGATCACCGGGTGATTCATCTCGTGGAACCCACTCGCGCCCTGCGAAGCTCGCAGCGCGGCGACGGCATCATCCTGCTGCAAGCCGTCTCGGTCGTTCTGCCATCGGTAGGCGGTCGGCTGCGCGATCAGGTTGTAGCACTCGTCCCCTGCCGGCCCTCCGGTTCCTTTGGCCCACTTGCTGCTGACTGTTCCGCAGCAACCGCCTCCAACGCCGCCTTCAGCATCGGCGGGAGTGCCTTTCCCCTTCGCTCGGCGCGCCTCAAGATGCCGCTGCAAGCCCTCGGCGAGAGCGAGTACTTCTCCGGCAGCGGCCCAGTCTCCAAGACATCCGACAACGAAGACACGTCGCCTGCGCTGCGGGACGGCTCTGGGCCATCTCCCCACTCGCACGTATTGAGCGTCAAGGCATCGGTAACACCACCCATACCCGAGTTCGCCCAACGCCCCGAGGAAGGTGCCAAAATCCCGTCCTCCGTTCGATGACAGGACACCGGGGACATTTTCCCACACAATCCATTTCGGGCGCAGTCGGTCAGCAATCGCCAGGTAGGTGAGCATGAGGTTGCCTCGTGGGTCGGCGAGTCCTTGTCGCAACCCGGCGACGCTGAAGCTTTGGCAGGGGGTTCCGCCCACGAGAAGGTCGATTGATCCGGGTCGAAGTGGCCATTGCTCATGCTGCGTCATGTCTCCGAAGTTGGGGATGTTGGGGAAGCGATGCGCTAGCACCGCCGCCGGGAAGGGTTCGATCTCCGAGAAGCCTACGGGTTGCCACCCGAGGTGATGCCACGCTACGCTCGCGGCCTCGATGCCGCTGCATACACTCAAGTATCGCATCGTGCGTACTCCCGTGCGGCCTTGGCCGCGTAGCCGTCCGTGGCTCTCCGGCGCTTCCCAGTTGCGCCCCGTGGCCCTCCGTTGTGAATGCGTGCCACCGTGTCAATCGACCAGTCCGGTGCGTAGCGTGACAAGTAGGCGATGACAACGCGCTTGGCGTATTCCGGATCGGTCACGTCGGTGTACGGGCGCGAGCTCAACGACTTGTCGTATTCGCAGGCGTCTTTCCAGTACACCTCCCAGATCTGGAAACGACCAAGCGCCTTCCCGTTGTCACCGACAGCGCGGTCAGGCTGACGCTCGCCGCCTGTTTCGACGGCTGCGATGGCGGTCAGGATGCGGTTGACATCCGTGCCGGCAGGCGGCGGCACGACCAGCGCGGCGGAAATGATTGCTGCGATCATCGCGTACCCCTCGGCTGCTCGCGCATCAGTTCCTTCTCGCACCCGTGGGCGTCAAATGCAGCCGTGATGCCGGCGGGCAGGTCAGGCATGTGCATCTGGTGTCCGTTGACGAGAACGCCCTCAAGCGTCCAGGTCCACAGTTTCCACGCGGTGGACGGGTACGAATTGCCGTGCTGGTCGAAGTCCTCGTACGACTCCTCGCTCCAGTGCGCGGTGATGACGCCAACCACGTCATTCTCTTGCGCAAACTCGATGGCCTTGACGTTGTCGTCATCCAGCCAGTCCAGATGGAGGTCGATGGTGTGCTCTGTGGTCATGCGATTCTCCAAACCCGCACGAGGCGGCGGTGAGTACTGACACGGGCGGACTGACGAACGTCGCCAGTCCAGACGAATCCCTCGCGGAACACGCTGCCGGCGGCATTCCCCAGGTCAGCGTAGTTCAGGCCGGCTGCGGACATAAGCGCCGCCACGTCATCGGCGGTCACGGTGCCATGCCGTGCTGCGTGCTCGTGCGCCAGCAGGCGGGCCTGCGTAAGCAGGAGCTCACGGGCCTGCGCGGCCAGCGACATGCCGGCATCACGCCGACGTGCTGCCTCGACAATGTCGAACAGGGGGAGTCCGTGCATCACAGCCCCCCTTCGGTGGCCTCGGCGGCGACGGTTGCGCGGAACTTGGCGACGGCTGCGTTGACTGCCTCGCGCCGCGTGAATCCAACAGCCCACACGGCAGGGGAAATCTCGGCAATCCAATTGGGCTTGCCGTCTGGCTTGCAGGTCAATACAGAACGAATACCAGCGTCACGCTCGGCGCTGGTGACTGCGAGAAACTTGAACGGTGAGTGGTGCATGTCATCCTCTTTCTGCCACGTCATGTGGCTGGGTGGACTATACAGCCCTGTATATCGTGTGTCAATGGGGTCAACATGAGCAAATGCCAAAATTCTTGGTTGGCTGCGTTTGCATTATTCAGATCCGTACTCTGATGTCGTGGTCAGCATCGTGCAACATCAGCCGGGTTCGTTCACCGTCGAGATGAGCGACGATGAGAGCCGCGTGCCATCCGCATCGTGGGAGCAGTATTTCCTGCTGGTGTCCGATGCGCACATTGATAACGCGCACGCCGACCGCAGCATGTTCGACAGACACATGCGGCAGTGCCGCGAGCGTAATGCGCGGTGGATGTCGAACGGTGACTTCATGTGTCTGATGCAGGGAAAAGCGGATAATCGGGCAGACACCTCGGCTTGCCGGCCAGAGCATCAGCGAGGCAGGTATCTCGACGCAGTCATCAACACCACTGCCGACTACATCGCACCGCACGCCGACATGGCGCTCCTGTTCGCGCCAGGCAACCACGAAACCGCCGTCAAGCGTCGATGCGAAACAGACATGAACGAGCGCCTAGTTGAAGCGGCCAAGGCTCGCAACCCGCAATGCCCAGCCTACGCCGGCAGCTACGCGAACTGGGTGCGGTTTCTCGTGCGCGACAAGGAACGCCGGCAGGTCGTCGGAAACAGCATCGTCATGTACATGCACCACGGCTACGGCGGCGGCGGCCCAGTGACCCGAGGCACGATCCAGACCGCACGCATGGCGGTCTACCTGCCCGATGCCGACATCATCTGGACAGGGCACACGCACGACGAGTGGATCATGCCAATCCAGCGGGCACGGCTCACCCTGAACGGGCGACCGTACCTTGACCGAGTGATGCACGTCCGCAGCCCCGGCTACAAGGACGAGTTCAGCGAGCAGAATGGTTGGGCCGTTGAGAAGGGCATGCCGCCGAAGCCCAAGGGTGCGCTCTGGCTTCGGTTCTACATGGATCATGCTCGGGTCAACGGAACCCCTGCGCGTAGACTGCGGTACGAAGTGCGCGAGGCGCAGTAACTGACTTTTTCAGAAGGACAGATAGGAGAACACATGCCGACACCAGCCAAGGGCAAACGATTTGCCAAGACCGTCCGCAACCCGGAAACCGGACGCACCCGCACCGTGAGCTACGGTCAGGCCGGCAAGGCCAAGGGCGGCGGCGACCGCATCAAGCCTGGCACCGCCAAGGGAGACGCCTACTGCGCACGCTCGTTCGCGCAGATGAAGGCGCATCCCAAGGCTGCACGAGATCCGAACAGCCCGCTCCGGCTCTCGCGTGCGAAGTGGAAGTGCAGCGGCAAGACTTCACGAGGTTGAACATGGCAAAGAAAGCAGCGAAGCGCGGTCTGTACGCGAACATCAACGCACGACGTGCGGCTGGCACCAGCCGACCCAAGAGCAAGTCCACCGTCAGCCCGTCCGCCTACAGGGCGATGAAGCGCGGATTCAAGTGAACGACCATGCGTGTGCGCCTGGGCCAACGGTACTGGGTATTCCGCTTCGTGAACCACCTCGTCAACTACGGTGAGGTTGAGCACGGCGATAGTGCCGACACGCGCATCATCCGCATCCGGCGCGGCCAGTCCGAGCACGACATGCTCGACACAATCATCCACGAGGCTCTGCACGCCGCGAGGCCGGAACTAGATGAGGATGCCGTCGCTTCGACCGCCAACGACCTGAGCCGCCTGCTGTGGAAGCTCGGCTACCGGCTCACGGACCCCAAATGACATCGGAGTTGCGCCGGTAGTTGCTGACGGTCGGACGCGCCGCCGGGCGAACTAGGTGCTTGTCGTTGAACAGCAGGTAGTTGTTCGGAAGTAGCGCGAACTGGCCGCCGTTCAGGTGCACCATGTTGAGCGGCTTGTGCTCGTCGGGGTACCTGCTGAACCCGTCCCGCCAGTCGATGATGATTCCGGTGTGACGACCGTGCAATGCCACCCCGCGGATTGACGAGCAAACTAGTCCCTCTAGGTAGTGACAATGCCAGGCCTCGATGTCCTCGCCCATCGCTCCCCACGGCTGCAAAGTCAGCGTTTGCTCCATGAACGTGTACGACGTGCTGATGTAATTCCACAGCATGCCCGACCAGTGGGCGCCTGACTCCAGCAGCACATGCCCCATGATCGCCTGACCTGGCCGGCAGTAGATCCCGTGCAGGATGCCGCGAGTCGTGCCGGCTGGCATTTCTGGCCCGAGCGCGACATTGTTCACATTGACATAGATGTGGTACGGCAGGTTGCAGTGACGCATGGCGGTAGGATAGGGGTGCGGTGACGTCGGATTCGACTGCCGACATGGGTGCTGCCTGAAGGCCGCGAGGTACGCCGCAGCGCCGGAACATTGGGGTAACGGGAACCTGCCGCCGGGGACAGACGCTCAGGCGTTGTGTCCCATGCTTGTAACTGCTGATGCGCATACAGTTTGTATGCGTTTTGGCAATCGCTGGCATGGGCGTGAATAGGCGTGAGGATGCGTGAATAGGCGGGAAGCGAATACAGATGTGCAGATGTGTAGTGCATTTGCTCCAACAGCCGATGAAATGACACGCTAGACTGTGACCCCAGAGCGAGTGCAAACGCTCAACAACCCAACCTGGGGGGCAGCGGGTCAGCTCGCACTCGCTCCCCGCTGTCTCCTCAGGATTTCATTTGTCCGCTACATGGCGGACGGAAGGCAGAATCATGCATTGGTTTCCCCTGTATACGAAAGAATGGGCAGCGTCGGTCGGCCACATGTCGGCGGCCCAGCGCGGGATCTACATCAGCCTGCTGGTGTTCCAGTGGGACAACGGCAGCGTGCCAGACTGCATGGAGCAATGCGCACGCATTGCGGGCGCAATGCAGATGCAGGAAGGTGACTGGCTGATAATTAGAGACAAGTTCAAGCGCAGTGATGAGGACGGTCGGCTCCGAAACGCCAAGTTGGAGAGCGTCCGTAGCACGCAAGTCGAGAAGGCAGAAGCAGTTAGCAACAACGCGAAGCGTGCTGCGGCAGCCCGTCACAAGCGCCCAGAACCATGCGCACGCACTGCGCACGCAATGCCGACGCAATGCGCGAGCAATGCGCGAGCATTGCCCACGCAATGCCATTCAGAGTCAGAATCAGAATCAGAGTCAAAGAGAATCAAAACCCCCCCTACCCCCCTTCCTCGAGACGCGATGCGACGTCTGCTGATGCGCGAGCCGGCCTGGCGTACGCGGGTCGAACGGGCGGGGGCGGGGGATTGGTATGTCAAGGGGGAGGACGGGAAGCAAAGGGCCGTCACCGAGGACGAGATCATCGCCGAGGGCATCACCGTGATGACCGCCAAGGTCGAGCAGGAGCGCGAGCTCACGCTCGCCAAACTGCGCACGAACGGACTGTCCGACGCAGACGCCGAATCGCTCTACCGACGCTGGCTCGCCGAATACCTCGAAGGCGGACAATCCCCAGCGACCGTCGTGCGCAACGATCTCGCCGACAAGAGCGTCCGGAACATCGCAGCCGTGTGGAGGGCACGGCTGGCAGGCCCGTACAATCCCGGTCATGGCACGCAAGCGCAGACGTCAGGGGAAGCAGGTGCTGCTGGCGGGCCTAGATGACTGCATCCTCGGCGTTCACTACCCTCGAGCCGGCGAGACAGGGCCGCCCGTGGTCGTCTACAGCGCGGACATGATCGCAGCCCGCCTACGCGACGATCAGGGCATGACGCAGGTCGAAGCACGGTGCTTCGTCACCGACGAGATCGAGGCACGGTGGATGGGGCCGGGCACACCGCGACTAGTGTGGGCGGCAACTATCCAAGATTTCGGCATAAACAGCACCAAGGACTGATATAATCACGCCATGATCGTACGAAGCTTCGATGACTGGAAGGCCGCCGTGCGCGAGCACATGGCACAGACCGGACAGGTCACCAACGCGCTGGCTGTTCGCATGGACGCCGAGGACCGCATGGCGGCACACAACGTGCGGTGTCTGCTTTCTGACGCCCCCAAGATCCGCCGCAGGGGCTGCAACCTCGCCAGCGCCATTGCCATCGCCGAATCCGTTGGACTGGAAATCCACCTTTCATACAAGAATGAAACCTAATGCCAAGCAAATCACCAGCCCAGAAGCGCCTGATGCAGGCGGCAGCACACTCCCGGTCGTTCGCAAAGAAGGTCGGCGTCCCTATGTCCGTCGCAAAGAAGTTCGTGCGGGCGGACAAGGCGAAGGCAGCCAAGCGCCGCGCCCGATAGGCCGACCGCCAGAGCCCGTCCCGCAAGACCTAGCCGACGAACTCGTCGCATGGTTGGCCGCTGGCAAACCGCTGCGGGAATGGTGCAGGCTTGAAGGCAAGCCGCATTTCACCGTGGTCTACGACTGGAGGGCCAAAGATCCAGCGTTTGACCTACGCATCGCGCAGGCGCGTGAGGACGGGCACGACGTGATCGCCGACGAGTGCAAGGAACTGGCCGACACCAAGCCAGCCGATCAGGTCGAAGTCGCATGGCGTCGCCTCCAGGTCGAGACGCGCCTGAAGCTCCTCGCCAAGTGGAACCCGAAGAAGTACGGCGACAAGGTCGGCGTGGACCATGCCGGCGGCGTGAATCTGACCGTCATCACGGGCGTGCCCAGTGCCGATAAGTCTTGACTACAACCCGCGCCAGTGGCAGCGGGAATGTCACCTGAAGCGCAAGCGGTTTACCGTCCTAGCCCTGCACCGACGTGCCGGCAAGGCACTCGACGTTGATACGCCGATTCCCGTTGTGGCCGGCGGGTTCAAGCGCATGGGTGATTTGGTCGAGGGCGACATGGTGTTCGACCAGAACGGCCAGCCGTGCCGAGTCGTGTACGCCCACGATGTGATGCACGACAGGCGGTGCCTTGAGGTCTGGTTCTCGGATGGGACCAGCATCGTCTGCGACGAGGATCACCTGTGGCACACACAAACAAAGCTGGACCGTGCCAATCGTGTTGGCCGCGTCCAGGTCGATGGGCGCATGACATCCGGCATCTTGGCTCCACTATCAGGGACCGTCAAGCGAACCAAGGACATCGAGGCAACGCTGCAATACGCTGGCGAGAACAACCACAGCATCGCCCTGTGTGGACCGCTTGAACGCCCAGATGCCGACCTACCCATTGACCCATACGTCTTCGGCGCTTGGCTTGGGGATGGTCATTCACGCACGTCCGCATTCACGACGATGGACGGGGAGATGGTTGACGAGTTCCGCCGGTTCGCGGACGGAATAGGCTGCACGATCAAGGCGCACAAGCACCAATCCGGCGGCAGGGCTACCACATACCAGGTGAGCAGGGCTAGGCGCGGCAACGGCGATTCAATGCAAACCAGGCTCAGGCTGCTTGGCGTCCTGTGTAACAAACACATCCCGGCCCTCTACGTGAATGCATCGGTGGCGCAGCGAAAGGCGCTGTTTGCTGGCCTCATGGACACGGACGGAGCCATATCCGCGTGCGGCAGGAAGTGCGAGATCACCCTGAAGCGCGGGCTGTTGGTCGATGGGATCATGGAGCTTATGTGGTCGCTCGGCATCAAGCCTGGCAGGTCGATCAAAGTCGTAAATGGCACGGCCTACGAGCGCATCAATTTCACTCCAACCTTCAACCCATTCCGACTGCCGCGCAAGGCCAATCGCTACGTCGCCAAAGACACGTTCGCGGGCCAGCGGATGATTGTCGCGGTCAACGAGGTTCCATCTCGCCCGGTGCGATGCATTACCGTGGACAGCGAATCGAGCCTGTATCTGTGCGGGAAACAATGCGTTCCGACCCACAACACGGAACTCGCCATCATGGAGCTGCTGGACAAGGCTCTGAAATGCAAGCAGCCGCTAGGGTTCTACGTGTACATTGCACCGTTCCTGCGCCAGGCCAAGGCCATCGCGTGGGCCCGGCTCAAGGACAAACTGCGCCCCATGCGCACCACGGGGGCCATCGATATCAACGAAGTGGATCTGGCCGTCGTGTTCAAACACAACGGCGCGACCATCCGCCTGTTCGGCGGCGACAACCCCGACGCCCTGCGCGGCGTCCGTCTCGACGGCTGCGTGATTGACGAGGTCGCCCAGATCAAGCCCGAGGTTTGGACCGACATCGTGCAGCCTGCCCTGTCAGACCGCAAGGGCTGGGCGATGTTCATCGGCACGCCGTCTGGCATCAACCTGTTCAGCGAGCTGTTCTACCGCTCCAACGGCCTCGAGGACTGGTGGTCTGCCCTCTATACCGTCGATGATACGGACGCCATCGACCGTGACGAGGTCAAGCGCCTGCGCCGCGACATGCCAGAGTCGGCGTTCGCACGCGAGTACCTGTGCGACTTCAGCGCAGCCGGCGACGATCAGCTCATCACGCTGTCTGACGCGGAGGGCGCAGCACAGCGTCGATACGCGGACGGCGACATCGTTGACGCTCCGCTCGTTGTCGGCGTTGACCCGGCCCGGTTTGGGGATGACCGCAGCGTCATCATGCTGCGGCAGGGCTTGGTGGCGTTTGAGCCGCAGATCTACCGAGGCATCGACAACATGAGCCTGGCAGGTCGGGTAGCCAACGTCATCGAGGAGCGCGACCCCGACGGAGTGTTCATCGACGTTGGCGGGGGTGCCGGCGTGATCGACCGCCTGCGCCAGTTGGGTTACGGGATCATGGAAGTGAACTTCGGCGGCAAGCCCAACAACCCCGGCTTGTTCGTCAACAAGCGCAGCGAGATGTGGTGGACCATGCGGGAATGGCTCGAGCAGGGCGGCTCGATCCCCAACGACCCGTTCCTGAAGGCTGAACTCGCCACCCCTACGTATTCGTACGACTCCAACGGCAGACGGGTGCTCGAGTCCAAGGACGAAATCAAGCGCCGGCTACAGGGCGGGGCCAGCCCAGACATCGCCGACGCGCTGGCGCTGACGTTCGCGTTCCCCGTCGGCAAGCAGCTCCCACGCGAGGTGCGCGACCGCATCGACACACGGCCAGGCGACTACGACCCATACGAGGGCATGGAATGATCCGACCAGCAACCCGCGATGACGTTCCTGCGCTGCTGACGATGGGCAGGCAGTTCATCCAGTACAGCGAGTACCGGGCGATCAACGACAACCTGACCGACGAGCAACTAGCGAACGGTATAAGCGCGGTCGTTGACTGTGGAGTTTCGTTTGTTGCGCTCGACGGCGAACAAATCATCGGCGGCATCCTCGGCGTGGTGGGCCCGCTCTGGTTTGCGCCGCACGTTCAGACCGCCGTTGAGCTCGCGTGGTGGGTTGATCCTGCGTACCGTGGCATGGCTGGCATCAGGCTCATGCAGGCGTTTGAGCGAGAGGCCAAGCAACGCGGTTTGAAGTACGTGGCGATGAGCGATCTCGTGATGAATGGGCGAGATGAGACACCTGCTGCAAGAATCCTCGGCATCATGGGTTACACTCTTACCGAGCGGATGCATTCCAAGGAGATCTGAAATGGCAGCGATCAGCACCATCGCCGCAGTGGCGGCAGCAACGGCAGCGGCGGCAGGAACGGGGTACGCGATCTATTCAGGCGAGCGTGCCGATGCGGCACAAGAGAAGGCGCTCGGTGAGCAGCGGCAAGCGCAAACGCAGGCGAGCGCACAGGCAGCATCGCAGCAGCGACGCAGCGCCCAGGCGATGGCCGCAGCCAACCGCCGGCAGCCCAACATGGGCGAGATCATGGCTGGCGCAGCTGAAGGCGCAGGTGGCGGTCCGACCAGCACCATGCTGACCGGGCCGACTGGCGTCAACCCGCAGGATCTGGCGCTCGGGCGCAGTTCACTCCTCGGAGGGTAATCGTGAGCGAATACACCAGCGACGCACAGTCATACCCAAGCGCACCGACCCGCGA